CTCAACTCAAGATGACGTGCTGCCGAAGTTCCTATAGCCCAATCCGTAATGTTGTTGGCCTCGATCGGCTGCGACACCGCCAGGAAATCACCCGCTCCCACAGCAGCCCCGGTCGTGGTGCCTATAAACAAACTATTGCTGAACCCGGGCGGCGCATTGGTTGATTGTTGCCCGCGGACGGTGGCGGCGGAGGAAAGCGTGGCAACCCATCCGTCAATTATATAGGTGGCCGTTGCCGTGGGAACTGGAACATTCGCGGCTTCATGCTCCTGGTCTATCACCATGCCGGGATTGATCAGGATGTTTTTGGAGGTAGACGAGGTCGACCCCGACGCACAAATAATCTGATAACGTATGCCGTCATAGACAACGAATACGGCCATCCCCGGCGTAAGCTCGCCTCCCTGAAGTGCAACGCCGTTTAGGGATAGATCCTTCGCACCCGTCCCGTTAACGTTGAGCGTGGCCGGCCCCGTGTTCCCCAACCCAATGCCAACCGTGAACAGGAAGGCACTGCCTGCGATCAACGCCAGCGGCGTGGCGATATAGGTGAGAACCTGGACGGAGGGAGTGCCGGTCGTCGCATGGATGGCGTTGGTATTGGCGTTGACGTAGTTCTTCAGCGCATTGAAATCGGACATGACCTGATCGGCATCGGCGGTCGTGCCGTTCGCCAGCGTGACCGGCAGGGCAGCCGGCGTCGTGTTTGCCCCGATGAAGATCATCAGTATGCCCCTGTCGCGATGCCAGGTAGTGCAAGGTCCGCAAGGCTGCCGATCTGCGGGTTGGCGCCCATCCCCGGCAGCGGAGGCACCTGCCCGGTGTATTGCGGGTTGTTCAAAAGCCCCGGCGGCGGAGGTGCCGGAGGCATTTGCGGATTAGGCATCGCCGCGCTCTGGCCCATCTGCGGATTGCCGAGCTGCCGCGCCAGGAGCGCCTGCTGGAGCAGGGGCGCGATTCCGCCACCGGCACCCTGATACGGATTCCCCCCGGCTCCGGCCAGGATTGATGCGAGCGTGTTCATGTCATTCACCTATGGACATTGCACGAGAACGCCAGTTCCTGTCGTCGCGATGATGCTGCCGCTCGGCTGTCCCGAACAATTAGCCGCCGTCACAATCCCTGGCAACGTAACCGTCCCCGAATAAGTATAAACACCAGCCCCATACCCCGTTGTCTGATTAGCTCCAATGAGTGTATTTAGCCCAACGGTCAGCGAGCTAGCAATGTAATTTGTGCTGGCAACTCCAACTCCAGTATCCCAGTTGTTGTCAAATATGTTTCCTGTGAAATTGAACTTTCCGAAATTTGCTGTTGCCGCCGTTGTATCAAGCAAGATTCCAGCACCATGAACTGTCGCGCCGTTTTCGCTAAAGATGTTTCCTGTTGCGGATACGTTTATAACCGGATCGTTATCCGATGATGTTCCGTCTGATTCTATGAATAACCCGCTCCCCTTACCCGACCCTGTTATCGGATTGCTCGTACCACCATTGGCAAACAGGATGTTTCCTATTATATCATAACTCTGTCCAGCCCTAAGTTCTATTGCCCTGGAAAATCCCTGGATGTTGTTATTGGCAATAGTAACTCCTAGACTTGTCGTGAAACTTGCCACGGCAGGATAATTGGAAACAAAAGGGGCGTCATAAGCAATGCTCACACATGGGGATCGGCTATTACCATAAGCCCCGCTATTATCCGCCCCCACCATCGAAATGTCGGTTATAGTCAGTTGATGCACGAACGCAAAATCAAAGCATCCGCCCATGACGGACCCGGCTATATGATTGAATTGCACTTTTTCGAGCCAATCCCCGCTAAAGCCAAACGGCTGCCTGCTGTTTCCGCCCCAATTTCCAGTAAAATATATGTTTGAAAATAAAGCGTCCCTCAAATGAAGAAGACTAGCACCAGTCGGTTCACTACCATCCGGCAAGCCCGTGGCGTCCATCAGAAATGTGAGACCATCCACCTCAAGCTGATCAATATAATCAATGAACAACCTTGCTATGTTATTGTGCGAGGCGTCTGTGGTAATAGTGGCTCCCGTACCGATAATTTTGATGTTAGACAGACGAGTGTTGTTGGATCCGAGAAGTTTGAGCGCAACCGGGCCGACAACCAGAGGATATGGCGATGGTTCACTTGACTTGATCCTATAGATACCCGGCGGAAACACAAATATATGGTTTGACCCGAGAGCAAAAGCGGCATTCACAGGAGCAACCACGTCTGCAACGCCCGTAGGATCAGCCCCAAACTCCGTTACATCAACCACTTCGCCAGGGAACGCCGCTAACCAGCATTTCCCGTCGCTTGACGGCACTTGCGATCCGCCGTCACCAGCGCCAGCATTAAGAGAACATGCTGAGTTCGATAAATTGAAGGTGAGGGGAGGCGAATCTCCCAAACTCGCGAATCCTCCACGAACAAGGGTCGGTATGTTTGTTGGTGCTGCTGTCAGCGCCGCATTGTTGGGCACCAGCGCAGAGACACGCGCGCCTTTAACATAAGCCCCCTCACCGAAGGTTATTGGGCCTGTGATCGTTACATCAGCAAATGCCGGAAACGCCAGAATCATCGAGAGGGGAAGAAAGAACTGGCGCCACCAGCGAGTGGAGGATGCCATTTTACCGCGCCCTCAATGCCGCGATCTCACGCTGCTGCGCCTGCATCCCGGCGATCAGGACGGCAATGAGACATTCCTGGCGGTAGGATTTCGGCGTCTTGCCGTCGTTCTCATAGATTGCGCAGCGCGGCTCGATCGCCGCCACGTTCTCCGCCGAAAGGCCGATCTGCGGCTTGTCGAAGTTCGGGTCGCGGTTCGGCTGCTCCTGCGGCTTCATCCTGAAGACAATCGGCTTTAGCCCCGCGACCGTGGCAAGCGCACCGCCGGCACGATAATCACCGAGGAGGTTCTTGAACCGCATCGACGAAATCGTGCAGGCCGAGGTCTGGAGCGTCAGCTTGTTGCCCGAGGACATGCATACGAAGTCGGCATTCGTCCCGGTTGTGACCTCGGGCAAGAGGATATTGCCGTGGAAGGTCTCGATTGCCGTCGTCGGCGTGGTGGTGCCGGTCACAGACCAGATCGCCGTGCTACCGGAACCGACTTGGATTGTTCCGGCCCGCCCCGCGATGTCTGTGTCAATATCCGTCGTTGTCCCGATCAGGACGTTATCCGTGCCATTCGCCAGCGTCGTACTGGCGACATTTGGCCCGAGAACGAGATTACGTGCGCCGGTCGTAATTTTCGCCCCGGCGTTGACCCCAAAAGCCGTGTTGAATGACGCCGTGCCCTGTATCAGCGTTAGCGCCGCCCGGCCAAAGCCGCTGTTGCCATTACCGGTGAGGGGCGCCCCAACAATGCCCTCTCCCGTCGCATCACCAAAAAATGTTTCAGAAAGTCCGGTGGAGATATAGCGTCCCGCGAACGGACCAAAACAAGTGTCGTTAGCTCCTGTCGCGAACTCACAGGCAGAAGTTCCAAAGGCTGCACCACCCACGGCATTCGAGTTTGCTAGAGCGCGGTATCCGAACCCGGTACTGCCGAGAGCCGCACCTGTAGCAGCATTTCCTGCAAGCGTCCCCGTGAACAGCGACGTGGGATCGGTCAACGGATGGATCGGAAGCGGGTTGACATCAACAGCAAAAAGATTTCCGTAGGTCTCTATTCCCGTCGCGCCCGCATCAACGACGACCTTGTTTGCTGCCGTAGTTATCCCTGACGCGCGAAAGCCATTTATTATCACGCCAAAGCTTGCACTGCCGACATGCACCCCAATAGCGGTGGCCGCGTTCTGGATTATTTCTGTGTAACCGCCGATTACCTGTACCTCGCTCGCATTGATGTCGATGGCATACGTTCCGACGTGATCGAGGACCGGCGCGATAATCTGCGCCGAGGCTAGGACGGTGATGCCGGAAGTGCCATAGGTCGAGCCATACAGATGCGGTTTCACGATCTCGGTATTGAATGCCGTGGCCGCGACCTGCATCTTCGCGACCGAGGCCCCATCGACCTCAAAGTTTGTCCATTGCGAATCGGTTTGATTGATGAGCGCACCGTAAGATGGAAGCTCGCTCAGGCCGCTATACAAAAATGCAGCGTTGTAGGCGTGGTCGTTAATAAAGCGGCAGGTATTTCCTGCCGACGAGCCGTCTCCAAGGTTTATGTTCTGGCCGCCTGTCTTGCCAGTGTTAAATGAAACGTCGTCGAAAACGGCCTCTTCGCACGACGCCATGTTGAGAACGCTCGTCGCGATCTTGTTACCGTCCGCCGTGAAGTCCTTGAAGGTGCCGCCGCGCACGAAGGTTGTGCCGGTGTGAAGCACCTGAGCAAGCGTCGCGAGAGCGACAATCTGCGATTGCGCCCGTCCAGTCCCTCGCAAACAGGACGCCTTGCCGCTCGGGTTCAGCTCGATCTGCGATGCCACTCCCCAGAACCCCCCCGGCGCTGGCGGCAGCCAAACGCAGGTAGCAACATTGCCGGCGACCCACCCGGTTCCGTCCTGGTTGACCGCGCTCATCGCTGTGGCCGCGATAGCGGCATTGATCGCCGCGCTGTCGTCGTGGCCCCATGTCACATATTTGGCGGTTGTCGTGATCGCTTGACCAGCGTTGTCGGCCAGCGTCAGCGTCGTCCCCGAGACGTTATTGATCGTCGAAGCAAGAGGCGTTGTCGCCGTTGATCCCGCGTCGAAGATCACGATGAGTTTTCCGATGTCGGCGGCGGTGAAGGCGCAGCTCGTTATCGTCACGGTCGGCGAGGCGGACGCCGTCGTGACCGTGCAACTCTTCCTTTGCGTGTCGCCGACTGCGCCAAAATCGTAAGGCGTCAGCACGCGGCCAGCGAGCGCCGGCACAGTACTCGCCACGGTGCCGCCGCTCGGGGTAAAATCAGCCGTTACTTTCGATCCCCTGACATCAAAACCAGAAAATGTGACGGGTCCGTTGATCGTCGTATCGGCAAAAGCCGCCAGCGGAGCCAAGAACGCGAGCAATATGAAGAGTTTTTTCATCATGGCGCCGGGAGCCATTGATCGATCGCTTTATCATACTGCCATGACGAACTACCGTTCGCGGCAAGCACATAGGGACCGCCGGACGAACCGGCCATCGTCGTCGTTCCCGCACCTACGATTGTCAGGGCATCAAGCGTCTGTGTCGTCGAAACGCGGAAGATCGTGCCATCCGTTGGATTAGGAGGCATCACGACCGTCAAGGCGGCCAATTCACCAAGCGGATCGATGCGGAATGCTCCGAGTCCAGCGAGAGCAACGAGCGTAGCGCCCGTGACAGGCACGACCCGTAGATACGAGATCACTTCATCGTCCTCCTCCTCATCCGAGGGCGTCGTCAGGACGATCCCCGGAGATGTTCCGCCGACAAAGTTGTAATCGCCGAGGAAGGTCTGCGGCACCAGGTTGATATTCGACGTGCCGCCGTCACGGGCCACCGATTGACGGACCTGGTTCTCGTATTCTGCCCGCTCCTCGTCATACGCCAACCCGATGCGCCGCAGCGTCCGCCAGATCACGCCAAGCTCGATCAAATCCTCATCGAGCACGGTCATGTCGGAATCTGCCTTCCAATCCGATTGCGGCATCCCGGCGAACACGATATCGAACGAAGCACCCAAACCTGGGCCGCTCGAACTTGCCTGCGCGACAGGATTGGCCGGGACTACCGAATAGTTGCCTGGCGTCAGGACTTCGGTTGTTAGAACGCTTCCAATATCCTCATCCGCCAGCGACGTGACGACGAGCTCGGCATTCTGCGTCGCCGTCCCGGCTCCGACCGCAAGCGTGATGAGGTCTCCGATCTTGTATCCGGCGCCGCGGTCGACGGGCGTGCTCGCCACCGCCGATTGAAGCGTGGCCGAGCGTCCCCAGTTCTCCGACACGTACTCGTAAACGAAGGTCGCCGAAGTCTCGGTCGTCGCTGGATCGATCTCGAACTGAACGGGAGCTCCTGCCGCTGCGCCGGACGACAGCCGCAGCCGCCAGCGCCGCTCGATCGTGGCACGCCCGAAGATCGATGACTTGTAGAATTGCCATTGCTGAGGCGACATCGCGCCGCGCATGCGCCAATGCCGCGAGCGGTCCCACATCGTGTTGTTGACCATCGAGCGGAAATCGGGCGGCAGGAAATAGTCCGATGTGCCGTTCGTGATGAAGACGTTTTCGACCACCATCGCGACCCAGTTTGTCCGGGTCGACAGATTGTTGGCCTCGCGTCGCGCCATCTGCAGCAAGCGCTGCGCACCAGGATCGCTATTACCGATGATCGTCGATGGCTTGGCTATGCCGATGTTGTCAGCCGCCGCCTGGCATAACGAGAGCAGCGTCAAGACTCATCCCCGTCGATAGCGCAACGAGAGCGGCTTCCGCTTCTTTGCGGCCTCTTTGTTTGCTATTGCGATCGCGTCGCCCTCGGGCACACCGGACGCGAGCACGGCATTCGCCTGCTTGGCGGCAGCGGTAGCCACCGCGCCCTTCAGCGCCTTGTTGTGGCGCGATGCGAACTCCTTGCCGGTCCAGGGCATCAGGGCTGTGCCGGTACTGCCGCCGCCGGTACGGCCGCCGTTGCCGGCTTTGCTTCCGCCTCAGCCTTCTCGCCCGCATCGCGCTTCGCGATCGCCTCGGACACCTGTTCCGCGGTTGGCTTGGGATGGGTCAACCGCCATTCCGCCAGAAGCTCCTCGTGGCTCGGCACAACCTCGGCCATGACAAACTCGGCATAGGCAATGGGATGCTCTGCGCGATCCAGCAGCGTCGCCACGCGCGCGCTTTTGGTGCCGTCCGGATGCGTGGTCGTGATCAGATCACGCTCATAAGTCGTCCCGTCTTCGCGGGTCACGACTTCGGTGCTGAACTCAACCGGGAGAATGATCGGCATGGCTATTTTCCCTTCCTCCCGAGAACGCGGTCGGCCTTGGCGTCGATGCGCCGCTCGACCTCCTTGGAAATGCGGCCGGCATTTGCCTGTTGGGATGCGCGGGCTTTTGCGTTCGCGGCGTGAGCCTTATCCGGCACCGGATAGGAGCGGTCAGGCCCGGCAAACGTCTTGGCCGGCAACTTGTTGCGCGCCTTGGTCGTCAGTACCGCCATCAGTACCTCCCGTCGCGATCGTTGCGGCTCTTGGCCTTGGAATCGAGCCGGCGATCCAGGTCCTTCACGATCGAGCTTTTGGTGTTCGCCGGCTGCCGAGGGATTTTCGCCGACTGCCCGGTGGGAAGCGTCATCCGGCGCATCGGGGTCCGGGATTCGAGCTTTGCCATCACGCAGCCTCGTCGCTCGATGACGGCAGCGGCGTCCGTGGCCCACGCGGCTTGCCCTTAGGCCAGCCCTTCCGAACCCTCTCCTGCTCGACGAAGGCACCGAGGGACGACGTGGCCGGTTCGCGATTGTCGGTTCCCGCCTGCTGCATCGCCATCTGCTGGAACGGGTCCGCCATGCCGGGAATCGCCGACGCGATCGGATTGGGCGCGTTCCTCATGCCCATGACCTCGCCATGGAGCCTCGTGACCAGCGCGCCCAACTCCTCGACCTGCCGCGTCAGCGATGCAATCTCCGAACGCTGATCCTCGTTCTGCTTGCTCAATTGCTCAGTCAGGGCCATCGCGGCCGCATCGTCGAGATATGCCTGTGCCTTCGTGCGAAGCTGGTTCAGTCCCATCGCCCGCTGGCACGCCAGATCGGACAGGGCAGCCACCTCCTCGACCGTCTGAAGCTGCAACGCCTTCAACTCGAGAACCTGGGCGCGGTTGAGGATCGGCCATTCGGCGATCGGCGTCCCTTCGGCCGTCTGCTCGATGCCCTCGCGGAACTGCTCGTATTCGCGGGGCCAGCGTTCCCGATGCTGGTCGGTCACGTTGAAAACCGGGATTGCGTAGGGATTGCCGGGCATGAAAATCTCGACGCGCTCGACTTCCTTGAAGATCGGACGCCCCTCTCGTGCCGACGCAAGCTCGTCCTGCACCGGATCGAGGTAGAACCTCGGACGCACGCTCCCCGGAGGCGCCTGCTCCGAACCGTTCCAAGAGCGTGTGAATTGACCCTGCATACCTTATACTCCTATAATTTCATCGCTGCGGTGAGGACGGCGAGCAATCGTCTGCCCCAGGATTGAATACCAGCTGGATAAGAGTGCCAGCGCACATTCCGGCCCGAGAGGGACGCGCCGCAGCACTCTCCCTATGCGCTGATGACCGCGATTGATCCTGTTCCGGCCCCGATCAGGAGCACCGACTTGAGCGTCGGGACAGAGATCCCCGTCGACCCTGCGATGCCGTTGATCGTCTCGGTGCCGTTGCCGTAGACCTTGAGCGTGTTCGCGCCGCCGTTGTAGATCAGTTGCGGACCGTCGCTGGTGCTCCTGGCTACGACGCCCGAACTGGACGGCGCCGTCGAGATGATCGTGAAATTGCTTGTGAGGGCGGTTCCCGTTCCTTGGGTCGTCCCAGCCCCGGCCACCGTTGTAACCGCATCCTGCCCGAGCCTGTTGGCCTGCCCCGAGGGCATGCCCAACGCCATCAACTCCGCTTTCAACGCCATGATCGCCTCCTATGCCGCGACTTGTGTTCGCTCGCCGAAGCCGTATCCCTGCCGCACGACCTCGGGCAGCAATCCGGACCCATGAACCGTGATCGTGCATCCCATGTCCGCAAGCAACTGCGCGAACTGGGGGAAAGCCTGCGCCTGCGCGTACATCGCGGGCGACGCCACGAACATCTTGCGCCCAACCCAGATCTCCCGCCGGTCGTTCTCCGACCCCGCCTCGGTTTGCGCGTAGGCGTGGCTCTCACCCTCCCGATCAGAGCTGTCGTAGCCGTAGAGGTGCAGCTGCCGATATCCAAGCGCATAGACCAGCGCCATCGAGGTGAGCCCGACCGTGATCCCGCCACCAATCAGGACCGAATTGCCCTCAAATTGCTCCTCGATCCCCTCTTCGGCATGGTGAAACAGCGTCACATCCTCATGATCTAGGATATCGAAGATCACAGGGTCGCATTGGGAGGCAATGAGGAACCGTTCCGCCGCAATCGGGCGCACGAAACGCCGATTTTGCGGCCTGGAGTCGAGTAAAACCTGATATTTCGGCATAATCCCGTACTGGTTGAGCCATGCCGCGACACCGTTCAGCGCGAAAATGTCCTGCCCCTGCGCCACCCGCCGCCGGATGTCGTCCAGCGTGTCGGCTGCCGATGGGCCGCCACCCACGAGTACGGCATGCCCCTCATGCGCGGGCACTTCCTTGACCCACGGCACGGCGCGCTTGCTGTTAATCGCCACATTCTCGAAGACTTTTTCCTTCGGTGAGTTCGACACGGCGACCCATTCGATCCGCTCGCCGATCCCCAGCCACTTCGCGCAATAATCGACCATCCATGCCTTACGCGGCCCGCGGAAGTGCAGGATCACCCCTCGGGTGCAATCGTCATCCGGGTATTCCGGGGCGAGGTTGTAGGGATCGACCGGCAGGAACAGAACCGACAGGCCGCACACCGACCTGTTCGAGGCCCTGACATTCGTAGCGACCTCGATGGGGTCGACAACAGTCGCCAAGGCCTTCTGATCGTCCCCCCACTCCTCGCCCATCGCCGCAAACGCCTTGGCCCAGATAGGCCGAGCGTCTACCCCTCCCCGGACGTAAATCGCCCCGGTATTGAGAATGCAATCCGAGAAATGCCCGGTCGTGAAGGCAACATCGAAGGGCATATCGAACACTTCCGCCGGGTCTCGAGCCAGCACGCAATCGGCGCCGACGAAAATGGTGTCCTGCTGCGCCAACCCCGAGTTCAGATAGGCAAGCTGTCCCCGGATGATCGCCTTCATCAGGCTTTCGGGGAGCGCCGCAACAAAGGCATCCGGAATGTTCTCGTCGTCGGTGATGACGATATGCCGATGCCCGAACTTCTCGCAGGACGCCCGCAAGACGTTCAGGTACGGCGTGTAATCCTGGTAGAGCGGGTGATCGTGGCGCGGAGTCCAGAAGCTGACAATGTTCATCCCACGCCCTCGATCCCGTCCGGGTAGACCTGGCGCGGCATCCCAGCATCGAAATCCTCGTCGGATACGAAACCGAGCATGGCATGGCTGGTTTTGTTGAGTTCCCGCTCCCACAGCGACAAAACCTGGGTTGCAGCGCCCCATGCCGCGCTCGAAACGTCGGGCGGACATGGCAAAATGATACGCGCCGGTTCGCCCTTGACCATCGCCCCAGCTGGCACATCCCGCGTCACGACCGCCCCCATCGCAATCGTCGCCCCAGCGCCGATCGTGATCCCAGGCCGCAGCCTCGCCCCCGCTCCGATCACGCAATCGGCACCAATCGTGACCGGCGTAATGCCCTTCCAGACATACCCGCGCGGCTTGTCATCGTTCGCCGTGCAGACGTGCTGGGCGACAAAGCATCGATCCCCGATAACCGTTCCGCCGCTGATGTGCGTGTCGTCCATGATCTGCACGTGATCGCCGATCCAGGCATCGAACCCGATCCGCACGCCGACGCCAATCACGCAGCGCTTGCCGATCTTTGCCCCCTCCCGAATGTGGGCATAGGGGCAAATCACCGTATCCTCGCCGATCTCGGCCCCAGCGTAGACCATCGCGTAGGGCGCCACGACGACACCACCCGCTAGCCTCGCCTCAGGCTGCCTCTTGGTCGGACGAGCGAATGCCGGCCCCCGCATAGGCTGGAAGCCGACAATCGCACTCGGATGAACGAAAGCACCATTTTTCATAGGATCAAACGACCGCCCCCATCAAAAATGGACGATCGATGATGACCGTCACCGTGCTCGTCGCCGAGGCCACGGTTGCCGCCGCGTTAATGCTGCGCGCGTTCATCAGCTGCTTGCCGGAGGCCGCCGTCGCCATCACGCGCCCGGTCGTAGCGCTCTGATATACCGGCACATTCGGGGCGACCTTGGTGGCGGTCTTCTTGATGACTGCGGCACCCTGGATCTGATACCAGCCCCAATGCGATGACACGTTCGCCGACATGGCGACCGCAACGGGGGCGTCGAGATTGGCCGTGTTCGGGGTCAGCGTCGTCGTGTGCATCACCGGGTCGTATTGCACGAGAGAGCCGACAACGGTGCTGTCGACGCCCTTCAGGTAGATGAACTCGCCGCCGCCGTAGGTGCCGGCGGAATCGTAGGCCGAGACGATGGTGCCCTCATCGCAGGCCTGCGTCGTCGAGGTGAGTTCGATCGGCTGAACGCCGAGGCGGTTGTTCGTCACAATCCATGTCATGTCGTTTGCTCCTTTCGGGGACGCGCCCCTGTCGTCAGCGTTTTTTCGAGAGACCAACCGAGTTTCGACATACGCTTACGAAGGGTATCGACCGCGATCCCCGTCTCTGCGCCCCATTCTACCATCGTTTTTCGACGGCAAGCGTCATGCCGTCAAAACGCCCTGGAGGAACGAATTTGAGAGAGTCATGTTCCCGGCCCAGCCAACGAGCTTGACCATTGCGTCTTGGTTGACGCTAAAGCGGTCTGGGTCCAACGGGACCATATTCCGATCGTTGTGCGGGCGCAGGAAGATGTAGTCCGTGTTGAGGCAATACATGTGCGAGGCCGGCGCGCCGCTGCCCGATGTCCAGGTGATGCCTGCGCCGTTGATCGCGGAGCCATTGCCTGCCGCGACGCCCTGGAAACCGCCATCGAACACGACATCGGCGTCCATGAACATCAGGCTGCCGAAGCCGGCCATGCCGTCGTCGGTGCGGGAGATGCGCTGGATGGCCTGGAGGCTTTCCCAGTAGTAGCGGTAGTACACGTTGTCGGCGATGATGAGATCGGGCCTATCCGGTCCGCGCGTCTGTGCGAGCCATGTGCGATTCATCATGGTCTGGATCGTTGCCGAGGAGGGGACGAGTCCGGCCGTGGCGAACGATTGGTTGTTCGGGCGCCAGAATGGCCAGGTGATGCGCGAGATACCGCCCACCGTGCCGGTCGTGCCCACGTCGGCGACGAGCAGCTGGAGGCCGCCGATCTGCTTGCCGCCGTCAGCGGTGCCATCGGAATAGCAGTCGCTCGACAGGTTGTTCTCGAAGGTGCGCTCGGCGTTCCCGATGCGAGCGTCGAGGAGATTGATCATCCGCTCGCGGCCCGAGTTCTGGATCATCTCGAGACCACTAATCGAAACGGCGACCGCGGCCTGTGCGATCGAGAACTGCGCCGCCGTGAACACGTCCGAGGGCGTGATGTTCAGAACGTCGTAGCCGGAATAGCGCTTGTAGGTGCCGTTTTCGCTGTATTCCAGCTCCTGCACGATCGCCTGGCCGCCATCGAAGCCCTTGATCTTGCCTCGTTCGGAGAGGCGGCGGAGGAGCGCGTTGTTTTTTGTGACGTTATCCGCGAGCTTGCGCTGCCGGTTGTAAAGGGTGGTCGTGGTGATCTCACCCCAATTGGTATTCGGGCTTGCCATCCTCTATGCTCCATCCGGCGCCCATTGAAGGGCGCGCTGGGAAACGGGCGTCTCACGACGGCCGGGGTTGAACGGTACGGCTCAGCCAGCGTCTATTTCCGCCACTGCCGCCGCGATTTCATCACGCAAAGAACGTGGCCCTTGCCGCTCTGCTAGCGATCCTCCGGTTCCGGGGGAACCGTGAATGCTGGAAGCGGCCCGCGTCGCCTTCTCTGCCTGCGCTTTCCGTTCGGCTGCTGCTTTTCGGGTAGCCTGGGACCGTTGGTCTGCCAGTACCTTAGAGCGGGTCTCCCGGTTCGCGTACACTGCCCGATCATAGAGATCAGGAATTGTAGGCACCTTGCCCTGAGATATTTCTATCTGGGCGAGGACCATCATATCACGTTCAAGTTCCGCAAAATAGGGGTGTTTTGCCGCCCCCGTTTCGTCCTTCTCGTTGGCGAAAGCGTCGATCTGTGCCTGCGTCGACAATTCGCGCTGCTGCTGTTCCGCCTGGTCACGCTGGTTGATACGCTGCTCGAGCCGCGTTATCGTCTCGGCCACTTGCGGTGGGATAACGGCTGCCGGAGCGGCGCCATTGCTGCCGTTCGATTGCCCCCCAGGGATTTGCTCGCCTCGCAGAAGCGCCGCCACAGCTCCGGGATCGATATTGTATGCCTGGATCATGCGGGCGACGTGCTGCGCGCCGCGCTCGTTCACGCCGCCGCGAGAGGCGACCTCGCGGCCCTGGATCATATCCTGCTCGATCGAGGCCCACGCTCGGATAATGTCGGAAGGTGTCCGTCCCTGTTGCGCCAACCCCTGAAGATGCGGCTGGAACAATTCCATCGCCCCCTGATATTGCCGCCTGATTTCGGCCGCCTCCTGCAGGCGAGGCGTCAATTCAGCGGTCATTCGCTTTATGCGATCGACGACGGCCTGTTGCTTATCCGCGGGCAAGCCCGCGATCAGATCCTTATCTTCCCGCGACCAATGCTGCGGGACATCCGCACTCGGCTCGGTGACGGCCGGCGCAGCAGGTTCCCCTTCGCCTTCCTCAAGCGGCAATTCGGGTTCCGGCTCCCCCTCAGGTTCCGACTCAGCCGCCTCTTTCGGCAGAAACTTGCCGTCCGGTCCGCGCGCCCGCTCGCCATCGCCCGCTTCTTGGCGCTCCTCGCGCGGTTCCGGCACCTCGCGTGCGGGACGCTCGGGGCGCTCGGGACGCTCGGTCTCCTCCGCCTCGGCTGCATCGACGACCTGCGCTAGAACCGACCTCAGGTCTTGGCCTTCGTCATCCGGTGGCATCGTCGTCTCCATCAAGCTGTTTTAATAGTGCGAGCATCAAATCCTTTCCAAACGACGGCAACTCCTGTCTCCTCTGAGGGGGGATCTCTCGCGGTGCGGGTTTGGCATGATGTAACGCCAAATGCTCGCGATGATGATCTTCCGTAAGAATTAATGTTCCGGTAATCGGGGAGATATAGGGCTCAAATGGTATCGGATCTTCATCCTGTAAAACCGCATGTGGCAAATCATTTGTTGGGGTTGGTTTTTCCCAACCTCCATATCTGTAATATTTAATGTCATCAGGTGGCATCACTACGCCTTTCTGTACCGTTTACACCAATCTTCCGGCTGAATCCGCCCGCTCACGACCTCGCAAGAGCGCGGCGGCTGCCAATGGTCGCATATCCCGCAATGGTTCGCCTTCGCCGCCGGATGCTCATAGCCGACCGACGCCTTGGACACCTTCGCGTCTTCGGCATCCGTCGACCGGCGCAGCGCCTCACGAACGCTGGGGTAATCGGCCATTGCCCTTCGCCTCGACGGTCGCCGCCGCATCCTGAACATCGTCCTTGACGCTCTTG